AACAGGAAGCAATCCTCTTTTGCATCGAAAAAAACAGGCATAAGATCTGCACTTACACCTGAATCTTTTTTCTCTTTATTAATCACACGGAAAAGCTGTTCCCCATTAAATGATGGCATCTTAATTACCGCATTGTCTACGATATACCTCCAACGCCCTTCCGGATCGATTGGATACTCTATCGTTGCCGTCCACTCTCCATTCAAGATCACATGAATTGTAGCTTCTTCCGGAAATAATGTCATATTTCCATTCTGTTCATATTCCGTATTTTCCGGATTATAAATCTGAATCATAAGCGCCTCCAGTTCGGGATAATCTTTAATTCAAATCCCTCTGTAATTGTCACGCTGTTTTCCCCTTCCTGTAAGAAGAGTTCTTCATAATCGCCAGATATAGCCGTATTGCTTAATGTTCCATCTTCTCTGCAGGCAAGTTCCCGCTCTGTATCGATCACAAGATTCTGTCCTACGTTTGCAGTCATGTGATTTCCATTGACTACAAGATCACACTTTCCTTCTCCATATATCTTATAGACCGGACAGGAAATCTCATAAGGATTCCACCCGACATCCTCTATCGAGTGTTCATTCTGACCTTCCACCAGATAACGCAGACCATTCTCTGTAAGGAAACTTGCACTGAAATTTCCAATTCTTGCAGTGGTATGTTCTGCTTGATCCAGCTCTACTTTCATAATCTTATAGAAGCAGGATGGATCAGACCCGAAACTCAGGTGGCTGTTCCTTTCAGATAGCCACTTCTGTATCTGTCCCCACCGGTCAATCCACTGTTCTTCCTTTCCGATCCAGTTGAAATCCACCTTGATCTCAGTAGATTCATATCCTCCATCCAACAGATATAAAGTTCCATCCCTCCCGGCAATCTCCACAGAAGAAGCTTTTTTCACTGCCGGTGGAATGGTTGGCAGATTCTTGGCATAGACCCCAAAGTTTGATCCTGGGATTCCATTATACTCAACCTCCATCATCATACGCCGGCAGCTCCTTTCTTCCACTTAATATTCTGTGACATTTTCTTAATGATTGCATCAACCAGAACATCTGCCAGTTTCTTGTCTCCCAGCTGAATCTGATTTTCAATTACCAGGGACATCTCTGATAGTGCTTCTGCAATCAGCTGTGCCAGTGCATAGTTGTTCGCCTGCATTTCGTCCCGGATATAAGTCTTCAGCAGATCGATTGGAAGTACCGCCTCTTTCCCTGCTTCACCGCCTCCCAGGGCTGTATTGCCATTCATTCCGAAAATCGTCGGACTGTTCAGGATACCTCCGTTTGCGTACCAGTCTACCGAGAACTTCGGAACTTTTGGCGGTATCAGTGACCACTCACCACTCGCTTTAAAGTGCGGGAGCTTGATCTTTGGAAGTTTCCATTCAAAATTCATGAAATCTTTTATTTTATCGATCACGCCTTTTATAAAATCCCGTATTCCACAAAATACAGAGTTGACACCATCACGGAACCATTCGCACTTATTGTACAGCACAACAAAAATAGCGATCAGGGCTATGACTGCTGCCACAACCAGAAGAACCGGATTTGCTGCAAGTACGGCATTAAACGCCGTAAACGTCTCGCTTGCCCCTGAAATAACCGGTGCAATCTTCGCCCCGATATCTATCACCGAGGATATGCCGCCCGATACTTTACTTATTATGCTGAACACCGGACCTAATGCCGCCACAAGCAATGCGCATTTAATAATCATCTCCTGTGTTTCAGGTGACAGGGAATTCCAGGATCCTATAAGATCTTTCAAGATTGGTGTTACCGTCTGAAGGCACTCCGCAAGTACAGGTCCCAATGCATTTCCCACATCATATCCAGCATCTTTCAGTTCATTCAGTGTGACCTTGAACTGATCCGCCGGATCCAGTGTTGCATTGAATGTATCGTCTATGTTTCCAAGATTATCATTCAGAGAGGCTCCCAGTTCCTCAAAATTCAGTTTTCCATCCTTACAGAATTCTGCCAGTGCTGGTCCTGCTTTCGATCCAAATAAATCAACGGCTGCATTATAGGCATCTGTTGAACTTTCTGCATTCAGCATAGTATTCTGCAGTTCTGAAAGAGCCTCTTTCATTGTTTTTCCTTCTCCTGAAGCATTCACGAGAGCTTTTTTCAATCCTGCCATTACCGCGCTGGTATCTACTCCTGATGTTTCGCACTGTCCCAGGAATGCCGCTGCATCTGCCGCTGACATTCCAAGCTCTTTCAAAGAGGCTGCATTTGAAACCATTGTGGATGCCAATGTATCCATAGAGATTCCCGTATCCTGTCCAACCTTATTCATTGTATCGAGCAGGGCTCCAGCATCTTCTGCCGTCAGATTAAATGCTTCCATTACCTTCTGCGTGTTATCAATTGACGAAGAAACATCCGTATCATTTAATTCCGCAAACTTTACAAACTTAGAAGATAGATCTTCCAGTTCCTGTCCCGTTAGGTGGAATCGTGTGTTTACTTCTCCAACTGCTGATCCAGCCGTTACAAAATCTGTCGGAATACTTTTTGCAATGTTTCTCGCCGAAGTCTGCATCTCTTCTAGAGCATCTCCCGTGGCTCCTGTTTTCTCCACAATGATGTCCATTCCCTCATCTACCTGTTCCCAGGCTGCCATAATACCGGCAGATGCCGCCGCGATCGGCGCCGTAACATTCTTGTTGAGAGAACTTCCGACCTTTCCTGTTGTATCACTGAAATTTTTCACTTTTTTCGAGTAATCTTCCAGTGTAGCTGCTCCACTTTCCAGCTTCTTATTGACATCTTCAAGACCGCTTTTATAATTATTCAAAGAGGCTTTTGCATTATCCAACTGCTGCCTGGTCTTTGATATTGCCGCTTCATCTCTGACCTCTGCGCTCTCCTGTGCTTTCAGAATTTCCGTCAGTCTTTCAACTTTTGCTGTGTATGTTTCTGTCTGATTCTGTAAATATTCCTGTGTAGCTCTCAGCTTCTCCGCTGATGATGTGCTCTTGTCCCACTCTGATTTAGCAAGCTTAAATGCTGATCTGTTCTCATTTACAGCATTATTCACATCTGTCAGTGATTTTCTGAAATCAACAGTTCCATCTGCCTTAAAACTAAGACCTACCGTCTTTAATCCATTATCCATGCAGCGCACCTCCCTTCTGTCTTTCCATCTCTGAAAATATCTCTAAACATTCGTTAAAAAAAACAGGATCTGAGTTCCAGAATTCTTCTTCGCTCATTCCCATTTTCCTCGCACAGACCATATATTCTGCCCAGTTGATATCTACTTTTTCTTTGGAGCAACCGACTTCTTCGCCTGTTCTTTTTTTTTATATTCTTTGAGTCTTTTTTCAAACTCATTGAAAATATCCTGGATGCTTTTTGTATCCATTGGCGTCAGCATCATCGCCTCTTCTTCATCTACTTTTAATCCATTCGACCGAAGGATCACGTAAATCATCTTTCCAGCCAGTTCCATATTCTCTTCTTCTGTCAGGTCATCTCTTCCATCCAGTTTCTTGTCAATCCCATTCATTTTCACCAGATACAGCGTGTAAAAATTGACTTTCACTTCCAGTTTCGATCCGTCTGTTAATTCAATTAACTTGGACTTCATATGATCACTCTCCTACTGCTGCCGTAAGATCTGCCTCTGTCAGAATCGGCTTTGCAAAGAACTTCTCTTCTGTCAGTCCCGCCGGTGCTGTGGATTCTGTTACCTTGCATACAATGTTTCCTTCTGCGTCAAATGGATACGCCCTGATCTTCAATGTATCTGTCTGCTCGCTTGCCTTTTCTTCTGATGTTGCAATATCATCTGAGTTTTCTGTCAGCTTGCATTTTGGATACCATTCATATCTGCATTTTCCATCCTTTAACAGGACAACCTTTCCATATCCGAATACAGGACGTTCGCTGTTACCTCCTGATAAGATCAGACCGCTTGTGCCTACGGTATCCCCTCTCATTCTTGAGATTGTATCATCCGGGAATGCAATTACCTCTACCTCAATGTCAATGCTTGACGTTGGTGTGTCTGAATCATAGACCTTACCTGATGCATAGACGTCGCTTGTCTCTGAATTTTCTGTTACTTTAACATTCTTTACGACTTCTGTTTTCTCAACATCTGCCTCATATGTACCATCATATCCGCCTGACTCATCTGCATTGGCGAAACACAGATACTGTGCTCCTACAGTCTGCTTCATTGGCGGTTTTTTTGTTTTAATTCCCATGTCTGCCTCCTAACTGAAAATCTGCTCTGTCATTTTCCTGTAGTATTTTTCTTTATTCTGTTCAAACAGCGGCTTCAAGTGTGCCCTTGCTGTCATTTTCTTTGTTCCATGCTCCACCATTGGTCCATAATATTTGCCCCATCCAACTTTGATTTCTCCCTGTGTTCTTTCCATTGCAAATGTATCAATTAGATGGGTATATCCTGGCTTTCTCACAGCACTTCTCGGCTTCGGTAATTTCAACAGATCATTCACAAATTCTTTTGTCCCTGCTTCTATCGCATCCAATGCGCTTTCCGGATCTACCTGCTTCGCATACTGTTTCAGCATCATCTCAAAGTCTTCCATCCCAGAATCATCAAACTCGATCTCCGCTCCATTGTATGTTCTGCTCATATGGCACTACCATCCGTTTCAATTGCGAAATAAGAATGCCAGATATTATCTTCTGTGTTGTATTCATGGGATATCATTGGATGAAATCCTAACTTTCTCAACGCATCCCGAAGTTCCAGAAGCTTTCTGTCCCGTGGCTTCCTTGCATAAAAACTGATCTGCCAGGTTATCTTCTCTGCATATTCTTCTCCTGATGCCACAATATCTTCCCAGACGATTTCCCAATAATCAATCCTTGGAAATTTCATTGTATTTTTGAGACTGCTAACTCCCTCGTTTACCGGGCAGTCTAACTCGTGTAAAATCCTGCTTAATTCTCCCTGTGTCATCAGATCACCTCTCTGTCGTATGCTGGCGTTTTCAATGTCAGCTCAGATTCTTTGAATCCATCTTTCGTGGTTACGTGTGCAACGTTGTAAATCTCGTGCTGTTTACCGTCTATCATGCACACGCACTTACTGTTGATCTTCTTGTACTGCGGAATCGCAAGTTTCATCGTCACCTCAACGCTGGCTGCTGCCAGTTTTGCCCTTGTTGTATCGTATACGGAAAGTTCCCTGTACCATATTCTCTCGTTAGTTGCGCGGAGCCTTTCTTCTGGATAGTCCTTTGAAGTATCTTCTTCAATCCGATACAACTCCAATACACCGTCTGTATACTCAGGTAATGTCATTGTCTTCAACCTCCGTTTCCATCTGCCAGGTCAAAATAACGCTTGCATAATTATCCATGAATTCACTTACACGATGATGAAAAGCATAATACATGTAATTCTTCAAAAGCATCCTGTAAGTTAAATCCTCCGTGACGCTACAGCCGGGATTCAGGCTCCCGACTGTCTGCTCACCTTCTTTTGCAAGATTCTTCAACTGACTGTCCCGGTAATATGGCGGGATCTGAAATTCTTCCCGCATCTCATTTACGAGCTTTTCCAATTCTTCCCCTGTCATCTTCCCGGTCTTCATAGCTTACTCCTTCGTCTGCGGAACTGTTACCTGTGTTACAGGAAGCACATACTCTTCCAGTTTTGTCACATCGAAGACAACTGCCACGTTATCATCTACCGCACGACCGTTGGCGTTGCATACTGCAATAATCAGATCTGCATCATCCATGGCCTTTGTCTGATCATACTCTTTGACGCGAACGCCGGTTGTTCCCATTGTGTAATATCCAGCAATGGTAAATGCTGCCTTTCCTTTCGGTACATTAGCATCTACAATCTTCTCAATATCAATAAAGGATTTGTTGATATATCCACCTGTCAGAGCCTCTCCGAACATGCAAGGATCAACGTACTCTGCTTCATCGGATGGATTGCACACCAGATACAGCTTATCTACCACACGTTTTCCATCATTGGTAAGAATCTTTCTTACTTCTGCAAGACCCTTCGGGCTGAACTTTGTAATATTTTTCTTTACTTCCTTTGCTTTCTTTGTTCCATCAACTTCGGATTCTTCAAGTTTACGGAAAATGCCAATCGGAGCGTTTTTCCCATCTCCATCAATATATCCCTTAACGAGACCATCCTGCATTGCTTCTGCAAGAATCGCTCTAAAGTAGCGATCAACAAACTCCATTGACAGCTCGCGGATTGCTTTTGGAATCACAAGATATGCAGTGAGTTTGCACAGTTCAATGTTCAATGCAGAAAACTCCATTGATAACTCTCCTGCAATTGCTGCTGTGAGTTCTCCCCACTCTGCTGTTCCTGAATGAGATGCTACGATCCACTTTTTCACATTTGCAGGAGCCATGTTCACCAGCTTCAGGATATTGGATGCTTTCTTCACATCATCCAGTGTGCGGTCAATAATCTCCGTTGGGATGATATCAATCTGATTTGCAGTAATTGACTGCTTAACGTCCTTGAATCCCTCATAGAATTTCTTCTCTTCCTGGGACAGGTTGCGGAGTCCGAGCTGTTTCTTGTAATCTGCATCATGACCTGCTCTTTCTGCTTCTGCTACAACCTGATTGATCAGATCTGCGTGTGCTGCTTCTTCGATCATCTCGATTGACTGCATGATAGCATCTGCTTTCTGATCTGCCGGAGCATTATCCAGCAACTGTTTTACTTTGTCTTTTACTTCCTGGCTTAATCCTTCAATCTTCATTCTGTTATTTCCTCCTAACCAAAAAATGCACCCCAACCGGTGCTATCCTTTTCTTCCGTCTTCTCTTTTTTCTTATGAGTCAGCTGATAGAATTCAGCTAACTGCTTCTGATGCTCATTTCTGCTCCTCAATTCCATCTGAAGCGCCTTGTTTTCTTTGAGCACCTCCTGCAGTTTCACATCCGGATCATCTTCTTTCTGTGCAACGCCAATCTCATCAATCAGACCATACTCCAGAGCTTTCTGTGGAGATAAGGTTGTAGTCTTATGCATCATCTCCCGGAGCTCCTCTTCTGAAACTGTAGCTCTCTGCATGAACAGAGCTACACAACTGTCCATTGCTACATCCAGATTGTCTGCTTCTGCTCTCAGATCCGCCGCATTTCCTGTGACTGTCTCCCACATATCATGGATAATGGCCGTTGTTCCCTGTCCCATGATACGCTTATCACACGCCTGCAGAATCGTAAAGGCAATCGAATGACATCCGCCCATTACAATTCCCGTCTTATAGGATCCATGCTGCTGAAGCATGTTGTAGATAGCTGTTCCCTGGTCTACGCTTCCACCATTGCTGTTGAAATAGATCTTGATCTCGTCTGTTTCCGGAATTGCATCCAGAAGTTCCTTGAAGTGCTTAGCTGATGTCTCAGAGTCATCATACTGCCATGTATCCCAGTTGAACGGACCGATTTTTCTAATCTCATCAAAAATGAAAATCTCATGCACGTTATCCGTCTGCTGAAATCTATACACAACTTTTTTCTGTTCCATGTTCTCTTCCTTTCCCTGTTATTACTGTTTAACGGACAGCTCCGAGATACTTGGATCACCTCCGTCTAATCAGGTTTCCTGTGCCGCATTACTGTTGTCCTCCTCTCCATAGTTTTTCGTCAATGCTCTTGCCTGACTGAATTCTGTATTAAGTAACGGATAACCTACCATTTCCCGGATTTCATCGTAATTAAATCCGATTCCACGGAGCTTATCCAGATTTACAGCACTGTCTACCACATCCACGTGCTTGAAACGTGCCAGCCATACCATGACTTTTTCTTTTTCCTTGCAATAATCATTTATTCCGATTTTGTAAGCTGTCAATGTATCATTAATCACTTCCGCTATAGGGCTTACTGCATACGTTATAAACTCATTGGTTGCATCTGATTTTTCCGTGATGTTTCCGTTGAACACCGCCTCCGGAATATCAAATGCATTAGCCACCTCATTGTTGATCTGTAGAGCCATCTTCGCCAGTTCCTCTGCCTTTACATTTGTTGTAATTTGCATACTTTCTAGCGTTACTCCTGTCGATTCCGGAAATACTAGCAGCTCATCCGATTCCAACAACCTTTTTATTTTCTCCAGATACTTACTTCTAGTTGTTCTTCTTTTTGTTCCATCATCCAATTCTTCCGCAAATACTTGATTGTCGCCTGTTTTTAATTTGAATCGCGGCTGGCTTGACAAGCGCATCATCGTATTTACTGCTTCAAGTGTCTTGTCATACTGTCCGACTACATTCTGCAAATACAGTCTAATTCGTGCATTATCGTATCTCAGATGTATTACTTCAGATGATCTGAAACTTTTATATATCGAATAGTCGTATCCCGCACATGTAAGCGTTATATCCCTATATGTGCGTTCCGTTAACACACTATCTGTTGTCTGCCATGATGACGCTCTGTAATATTTCCCACCTAATGGAATAATCACAACTTCTGTCGTTGTAAGCAATTCCTTTACCACCTCTGTCCAGAACACCGTTCCACACTCGTGGTCATTTGGTTGGATGTTTAGCCTGTATTCCTCTTTTCTTTTTTCTTTGTTGTCCGTCTGAATTAATATGTCAGATTTTGCGATTGCTTTTGCTATCATTAACATAGCCTTTTCAATAGCCAATTTCGATAGATTCACCTTTGCCATATCTAACGAAATCACTTCCGCTAATGATTGTATTTCTTTATTTCTGTCTTGAAATAGAAAATTAAACATATCTTTCTCCTGTCAAATATAGACCATCTGGACTTCCAGCTCATCCTTGCAGAACATTGCAACATCAAAAGCCATAAATCCATCATTCTTTCTTAACTTCGGCTCAATTTTTCCGAACATCTTGTTTCCGAACTTATCCTCACTCACGCTTGTATTATTGGTATACCAACGCATGATCGCCGACGGTCCGTAGTTAATCTGCCCCAAACTAAATGCAGCTTGAATAAACGGAGCAATTATTCCAGTTGCTGACGTTATCTTTCGGATTAAGCGCACAATTCCATATGGATTCTTCTTATCTTCAATTGATATTTCACGCTCACTAAAAGCCATTTCAAAAAGTTTGTATCTATAAGTATCCATTGCAATTTTCTTAACATTGTAATAGTTCATCTGTTCCATACACCAGTCAGCAATCAGATTCACATCAATCACCGGACCTGGAACAATCTCAAAGTCTTCAAACTCGGTCTGTCCTGCATTTCTCAGCGGGAACTTGATGGAATCAATAAATGGAGAATCCGCACAGATCCATGTATGCTGCCGCCAGATGTACTCTCCCTCATCCGTCTTGGTCAATATTCCGGCTGATGCGAAGTCCCTTACGTCTGCATAATCAATTCCAATAACTGCTGCCTGTCCTCGCGTGTCCAATGTTATCCGCGGAATCTTTCGTTCCAGTTCTTCCATTGTCTCGCCTTCATAACATGCTCTCAGGACATTTTGCCATGTTGTGACCGTCTCCTCTTCCTTTCGTGCCGATCTGTCCATTCGTTTTGTAATAAATTCGGCACGCTTTGACGGAATCTTCTTCATTTCCAGATAATCATGCATAATCTGATTCGCAAGAATCGGCATATATTCCATCGACGGATTCGCCTTATGCCATGCCTCCGGATCATCAACTTCCTTCATGTCATCAATCTCG